CTCGTGGTCGCGAACAGCCTTGCACCAGCGCAGGTATTTGTCAAGGCGTTTATTCATTTCCTCGTTTGACATCGCTTCTGTGCCGTTTGCGTATGGCGTGTGATACAGGCATTCGCGTTGAAGAGTGTTGATTGTAACTTCGGGTGGCAGCCTTTTCTCCTGCTTCATCAGACGGAAGTAGGCTCTATCCATAACAACGAGCTTGAAGTCCGTTTGGAGGATGATATACTGCCTGCTACCTGTCCTTTGGAAGGCTGCATCGGCTCTCTTTACGGCATTGTGGTAACGGTTGGTGTCGAAAAATCTCCTAATTCTTTCAAACATAACATTTAGATTTAATGGTTTATATTAGATTGTTGCGGCTGAAATAGCCTTTTTGCTCATAATCTGATGGCGTGCGGCTGTGCGTTTCACGATGCGTGGCAAATCCATTTCGTGGAAGCATATTTGGAAGCCGATGGCACGTGTCATAAGTCGGTCATCGTGATAACCCTCCTTTGCCTCGAAGCCTCCCTTGTCTGTTTCGACGTATGTAAGGTATTCGTCCAGGCATTCCTCTTCACGCTCTATATATAGATGCTCGCGTATGACGGCTTTCAAGTTGTGGATAACGACAGACTTTGTCTGTATGTTGGTGTGGTAGCCGTATTTTCTTGGGAGTTTCTGCCTAATGTCTTCTGCGCTCTGCATGCGTGCATAGAGCTGGTCGCCATATACATCATGAATGAGCTTCAGGATATACTCAGCTTCGCCCTTCGTGTTGTTCGTTTCAAGCGTGTTGCTCTCAATGACAAGCAGGGCATTGTTGTAGTATGCTGCCACCTGTGCAGCCTTCCAAGCCAGTTTGTCCATGTCAATGTGTCCGTGCCATTCAGCCACGACGGAAGGCGGTTCACCATCCATCATACACAGGCGGTCAATGACAAGTATGTCGGCGAAGTCGGCGTTTTTGGTATGTCCCTTGCAAACGTCCACCACGACGAGGTAGCGGTCGAGCACTTCTTCCTCTTCGTCCTTCTCAACGTCCTGCCACATGAAAAGCCTGCCGTTCTCTTCCTTTTGGAAGCGGAGGTTTTCAAGAGCCTCTTCGTATTCGTCGGCACGTCCGTAGATTTCTCCCTTCCACTTAGGCGGCTTGCAGGCAGGACGGAATTTTTCCACGTCTTCGGGCGCGAAGACACGGCGACCAGAGAAAGTGAATGCCTCTATATCGTTGGAAGGATATTCGGAAGCCATGTCAGCGTGACAAGAATACTTGGAACGCTCTTGGATATACCAATTGATAGCTTCGAGCGTTGCGCCCTGCTGCCACAGCCACCAAAGATAAGCGCCCGATTCCTCACGGTCAGAGGCGGCGGCTTCGTTGTTTCGGTTATTGTAGAGCCAGGAGGCAAATGCAGCTGCAGAACCGCTGCCTGCGGTGAATGGTGTGGCATATTGTTCAATCTCGTACCAAGCGACGAACATAGCTTCAAACTGGCTTTCACCCTTCTTGGCTGCAAGGTATTCACGATGGAAGAAGTTGCCTGTACCGTTGGCCGTAGATTCATAGACAATCATGGTGTAAGGCTTCAGGAGAACGCCCGAACAAGCAGAGCGGATGATGTCCTCTGGTGTCTTGCCTTCTGTTTTCTTCCAAAGTCCGACCTCCGTACAATGCACAAGGTTGTAGTCGCCACCACGTGCGGAGTCGGGCTTTTCGGCAGTTCCGATTTTTATCTTGCAGTTGCGCTGAGGTATTCGGTGTATGTTACCGCTATTACCTACGCCGACCATCTTTGGCTCTTTCTCGTTATAGGATTCGCCCAGCCTGTAGAGCATACTGATGGGGTACTCCTTAATCATGCGGTCGAACATATCCTTAACCTCATTGGAAGCATCCTTGACGTGTCCGACGATAAGGCTGTTAAGTCCGACCTTGTGAATGAGCTGGAGCCATGCCATGTAAATCTGTATGGCAGTAGAGCCTCCCCACTGACGCGCTTTTAGAAGAATGAGGCGTATCGGTTTCCCGGCAAGGCGTTTCTTCTCCAAGCGTGCAATAAGCCTGCGCTGCGGACGGTTGAGCCGGAAGTGTATGTCCTCTCCCCCACCCTTGTTCTTGATGAACACATAGAGCGCAGCCCAGAAAGGGAAATCAAAGCGACAACGGACGCGGACGAACTGCTCAATGATTTTCTGCTTTTCCTCTTCGGTGTATTCTAACTTGCCATCTGTAAGTTCATAGAAGAAAGCCTCGATGCTGCCTGCTGCGATAATCTGTTTGACAAGCGGTACTTGCATCATCTGCTTTGGGAGATACTGCACAGGGATAGGAAAGTCGGAAATTCCGACTTTAGTCCTCTCGCCGATAGAGCCATCACCTGTTATGGGATTGAACTTGGCACGTATCTCCGCGTTGCGTCGCTCGTTCTCGGAGATAATATCCTTAACGGGCTTTAGTAGAACAGGTGGCGCAGTTTCTTTCTTCGTTCCTCGTACCATTTCTTTTTTGCGTTACAAATATACACTTCTGCTGAACCGGGTGTGATATAGAACTTTGGTGCAGGTTTTCTTACCACATCAAAGACAAGTTCGAGTAGTGTAAGCTCAGGCTTTTTTCTTTTCAATTGCATCACACGCCTATATATTTCCTTATACATCTCTCTCTTGTTCTTCTTGTGTGTTTTGAGCTTGTCGCCTTTCATCATGGCAGCAACAACGATTGCAGCCCTCTCTTCGCTAACCCAAAATCTCGCAGAAGGCATCTCAACAAGTCTTTCGTAGATTTCCGAAGTGATAACATCAGACTCTTCGAGAAGTGTACGATACGCCCGAAGTAAGTCTTTGTCCCTTTCGTCTGCAAAGTCGCATATACACCCGCGATGCTTCATTTGTAATAGCTGTTGGTTTGTCTGCAAAGTTACAACACGTCGGTTAAAAGATAAAAGTAAGAAGTGTGTGCAAAGCCTTATTTTTGTGCAGAATTTAATTACAAAAACCATTATTAGATATGGCAGACGTTGATAATAAGCAAGTTAAGAGCAAGCGTGAAATGATGTTGGAACGCTTGAAAAACCGTTATCCCGACAAAGATTTTTCTGACGACGAGGCTATTTTCGGCCAAATTTCAGATGATGTGGACGAAGTGGATAAGGAATTATCGGGCTACAAGGAGCGCGAGAAAGCCTTCTCCGATTTGTTCACAGGCGACCCGCGTAGTGCTCAGTTCATCAGCGACTGGCGCAACGGAGAAGACCCTGTAGTGGCATTGATTCGCAGACACGGCATCGAGATTAAGGATGCCATCGACGACCCCGAGAAGCAGGAAGTGATAGCACAGGCCAACAAGGAGTATGTGGAGCGGCTTACCAAGTCGAAGGAGCTGGAAGAGCTTTACACGAAGAACCTTGAAGAGAGTCTTGCCTCCTTGGAGAAGATGCAGCAGGAGAGAGGTCTGAGCGACGAGCAGATGAATGCGGCAATGGAAATGCTGCTTACCATCAGCAATAACGCCATCATTGGCGTGTTTACGCCTGAGAGCATCGACATGGCATTGAAGGCCATCAACCACGATGCAGATGTAGAGACCGCCAATCAGGAAGGACTTGTGCAGGGCAAGAACACGAAGGTTGAAGAGAAGCTGCGCAAGATGAAAGGCGGCGATGGTGTTTTAAGTCCCGCAGGTAAGGGCAATTCGCCTGTGCAGGAAAAGAAGAAGGGGCTTTCCATCTTCGACTATGCAGACGCGGCAAGCTAAGGTTTCAATGCAATTGCAACAAACAGAACAACAATGAGCGTTAGTGTAGAATTTCCACCATTAGGCCAGAACGGAGAACCGCACTGCACAATGGCTAAAGGCACGGCAGGACTTCGGACGCATATCGGAGGAATGCAGACAACCGTAAGCGCACTGATGAACGCAGGAAAGGCTACAGGAAACACAAGACTAATCAAAAAAAGTATAGGATGAACCAAATTTATGTTTAACAATTAAATATGTGAGAAAATGGCACAAGAAGTAACAACCACACAGACACAAAATTCTGGAAGTGCATCAACCCCTACCGATGTGACTCCTACCACAGGAACAGGCACCGCAGGTCTTGAGACTCATGTAGGTGGTGCTCCTACCACCGTCAGCGGGGTACAGAACGCCAGCGGCGGCATGGGCGAACTTGTCCTGCCCGAAGTGGACAAGCGAATTTTCATGTTTGAGCGCGACAAGAACGCCTTCATGCAGCTGATGCTGATGGCAAAGCGTGTCAACGTGAAGAGCATGGAGGTTAAACACTATGCTATTGACCAGGGAACGCCGATGGTTACCGTTGCATCTGTTAGCGGCAACATCATTACCCTCGTCAATTCCGACAAGGGCAAGGTACGCGCATACGACACCTTGAAGGTGAAGGGCGTGAAGGGCTACGACTACGTTACAGGCACAGGCAACGTGAAGAGCCGTCGCCCATTGCAGCTCTTCGTAAAGAGTGTGAACAGCGACGACACCATCACCTGTATTGCCACCAACGGCGTGAAGCAAGCCGCTACAGACCAGTACGGCAGTCTGCCAACAAGCACGTCTCCTGTTTCGAGCAACACCAATGTTATCGTGGCAGGCACGAAGCTTGTCCGCATGGGCAACGCTTTGTACGAGACGCAGAAATGGGTTGACCCCAATACCATCATTCCTGTTCCCGACGACCTGTACTTGCAGAAGCGCGGCATGACCAGCATCGTTTCCAAGTACCTTGCCGACCAGAACATGGAAATCCCCTACGACGAGGCAGTCAAGGCAGAGGCTCAGCTGCGCGAGTTCAAGTCGCAAGGCAACCGTACCCTTATCGACTCTCAGCAGTGCAAGATGCTTGTCCGCTCCACTATGGGTGATGACCAGTGGGACTACATCACCAATGGTGTACGTTGGCAGGTTAAGCGCGAGCTGAAGCACAAGGGCAAGTGGACAGCCGAAGACCTCATCGCTCTTGTAAAGCTGTACTACAGCGGTGCAGACAAGCCAAAGAGTGGCCTTCTCCTTTGCGGTGACAACCTTGGCCTTAACCTCCAGCTCATCGACTGGACAGGCCATCCCGAAGTTATCATGAGTCCCTACAAGAACGAGACTCTTGGTTGGGAGGTGACGAAGTTCCACTGCTTGTTTGGCGACATTCAGATTGCCATCGAGCCTACCCTGAACGATTGCGGCTACGAGAACAGCGGTATCATCGTCGGTGAAAGCCGTCTTGTACACTATGTGCGCAAGGGTGAGTCGAGCTACACTGAGGATGTCCTCGGTGAAGAGGCAACACGTAACGGTATTCTCGTCAGCGACGCTCTTGGCTTGAAGGGCAACTGTCACATTTGGATTGATGGTGGCGACGACGACGACGACACCACCGCACCAAGTGCTCAGGAGTTCCGTCTGTGGGGCACGACAACCGCACCAACAGACGGTGACCTTGAAAATGGTGCAGTCTATGTGTTTGCACAGGCACTGACGCTGACCGTTGCAAGTGGCGGCACACCCTATCAGACCGTGAATGTTGAGGCTGGCGACGCATACAAGTATGACGCAACAGCCAACAGCAACAACGGCGGTTGGAAGAAGTTCTACGGCCCGATTACAGGCGAGTAATCGTAGAGGCACACTAACCGCAGGGACGGACGCTACTTAAAGCCGTCCGTCCCTGTTTCATTTTCAATAATACGCTTAATTGGCTGAACAGGCTTGATGAGCGAATAAGAAGCAAACAAACAATAATTATGCAAGTTAAGACATACGGAATTAACGGCCTGACAGAATGGCACGGAGATATTAAAGCAGGCTCAATCTCGGTAAAGGTATCGTTTACAGGCGGCACAGCATCTCCAAGCGGTGCGCAGCCAGCTTATTTCTGCACCAAAGACCCCATCACGCAGTTTGTCATAGAGAACTCGAACGAGTATAAGACCGGGTTCATCCACTTGGAGATGTCGCATGAAATTCCAGGCGAACACCCACGTATGGCAGTGCCGAAGGAAGTACCTGCGGAGGTTGCAGCGGAAGAGCCGCATCCTGCGGAGAAGGTGACTGTGGAAACTGATGGCGAAGCAACAGGCACAACAGCTGGCGAAGCAGCCGAAGATGGCGATGCGCCAACGAAGGTGAGAGTTGACAGCAGAACAGAGGCTATTGAGTGGTTGAAAGACAACTATCCCGACAAAGGATATACAGTCACCAAGCTTCGCACCAAGGAGGCCTTTGAAGCAGCTTGCAAGGAGTGCAATGTCGTGTTTGAGTTTTAAGGGATGGCAAAATACGTAACAGAAAGCGAGTTCAAGGGGCTTGTCCGCGTCTGTCTTGACCAGAACATGGGCAGCAAGACATTGGAGGACTTGGAAGGTGTGGATATAGACACATTGACCCTGGATGAGATTATCGGCAGCAAGGCAGAGGATGCAGCACTGACGGTGATTCGCATTGCCCCTGTAGAGAAGCTTGGCGACGTGGCAAATCCGCTTGAAGGCACGCCTTTCATATCGGAGAAAGCACCCTACAGGGGCAGTGTGCCTTTGCCTGACGACTTCGAGCGTTTGGTGCGCTTTAAGCTGACAGGCTGGCGTAATGCCCTGTTCCGTGCGGAGTCTCCTATGTCCCCGCTATACAGCAGGGCAAACAGCGCGTTTTGTGTCTGCGGAACGAAGGACAAACCTTTGGTGTTCGTTGTCCCATTAGCGGAGAACGGCAAGGCTTTGAGCTTGGAGTTCTATAGTGCAGCATCACCATCGGACAGGTTAGACAGATGCCTGTACGCAGCGAAGCCCAAGAAGGAGCAGATTGTTACGGAAGGAAATACTTGGCAGATGCTTATTGGCGACGAACTGCTGAGGCCGACGGTGTATTATGCAGCCCACCTGACTGCACTTGCCATAAAGGACGATAATGCGGCAGAGAAGCTGCTTGCAGTAGCGAAGACGCTGGTGGAAAGCTGAAAAAGTGAAAAGGTGAAAGGGTGAAAAAATTGAAAAAGAGAAAGCAATGAATAAGAATTTAAGCATAGTAAGAGGCAACGATTTCACGCTGACGGCTCCTGTGAAGCAGATAGTGTTCTCGCGTGACGAGTTTGGCAGGAGCGTAAGGGGCGAGAAGGACGTGCCTCTCGCCGGGTGTTTCCTGCTTAGTGTGAACCTGATTGACGAGAACGAGGAGGCTCTGCCCCTGCATTTCGACACGGACGGCAGCAAGCTTATCATCAAGGTAGGCGCAAGCCTTGAATGCGGCTCGTACGGCATTGAAGTGAAGTTCCGCAAGGGCGGTATGCAGTACAGGAGCTACGAGAAAAAGGTGTTCAAGATAGTGGAGAACAACGGCAGCAGTTCGTTGAACGGTGAGATGTTCGAGGGTGAGCAAAGCTACATGATAGATACCATGTGGTGCCTTGGGACGGACTACGCCGACGATGACAAGAGCGATGGCGGCAGCATTGTCTTCCCCGAAAGCGCAGGCACGCCTTCGACAAAGGTCTTTGTACCACAAGGGAAGAAGATAATGGTATGCGGAGCTTCGTTTGCAGGCGAGAACAACGGCTGGACGCAGCTTGTGGAGTACCTGACAGGCATTTCAGTTATCAACCAAGCCGTAGGCGGTAGCGACATCATGCGGAACATGGCAGCGCGTTTGATGTATAGACAGTTCACGCTGAACGGTGTGGCAAAGACATTGCCTCACGGCCTACTCTTCTCGGACATCAGCATCGGGAGCATCAACGACATTTTCGACACAATCGGCTGTGTTATCATAGAACATGTGCACAATAAAGACGTGTTTACACTCCAAGACAGGCCAAGCGGGAATCCATCTGAATGGACTGCGGAGGAATACGAAGCGTATTTCAAGGTAGTTGACAACAACGGCCAAGATGCAGCTACTCTGTTCTACGACAACAACACAAGCGGAGCACAGAGCATCACAAGGCTTTCTCGCGCAGGCAGGGGCATGGAAGTAGCATCATGGAGGCCAGTGCCGAATGGTGCGTCCGACACGAATGCTATGACCTACGCTGAGGCGTTTGACTATGTTATCAAGCGCATCAAGTCGTGGTGTAACGAAACGATAGCCGGAACGAGTTTCCCAAAGAACACGGTTGAGATACTTATTTGTAGCCATTGGACGCAGGGGCGCACTACTTTCAACACAACCT